ATAGCTGCAAATATATAAATTATTGTCTCCATATTAAAGCGCTAAAGGTTTATCATCACTGTCTATCTTCTCTGTTACAAGACTCTTTAACTCATCGTACTGTTCTTTTAGTTTAACGTAGTTGTTTAATAGTTCTTCTATATTATAGGTTAATTTACCTGTTAGTTTGTTAATACCTATATATTTTTTAAAGTCTTCTAATATATCTTTGTACTTTCTATTTAATCGCTCATCGTACTTTAACCAAAAGTCAAAGTTTTTAACTGCGTGTAATACAGTTGCGTGAGTCTTCCCCATAGACTTTCCTACGTGTTCTAAAGTAAACTTAGTATAGTCATTTAGTACTTTATAGTATATACCTCTAATCTCTACTAATTCTCTCTTTCGACAAGTTTGTACTTCAGGATCTGATAGATCTATTGCCGTGTGTTTCTTAATTATTTTTATAAGTTCTCGTTTTACCATAATTTTATTTTAATAATTTTTTTTTAATATCTATATAATATATATATTCGTTAATAGCTATTTGTATTCCTACACAAGCTTCATAGTCTTCCATAGATATATACATTTTTATCGCTGATCTCAAATGTTTGATCTTTGCTCCTTGTATTAAGTCAGACCACGCTAATGAATAAAAGTGGAATTGCTCACTTGTCACGCTAAAGTATCTCGAACAACGTATTCGTTTAATTGTAATTCTTTATTTACAAAATACTGTTCGAAGATCTTTAACCCATATTCTAATTTATCCTTTCCTGAGTTGTAAAATGATTCTTCACAATCGTATATACCAAGATCTCCACTTGATTTATCTATTACAAAAAAATAAAAATCCTTATAATCTACTTTAAATAAATTACAATATATGTACAATTGAACATCATACCCATACTTTTTTGCTGCCCACTTAAATCCTTTAAGATCAGAAGTGGTTTTTAAATCTGCAACGAATCCTTTTCCTAATACATCAGCTTTAGCTCTAAACGGATAACCATGTAGTATATCAAATCCTGGTTGTTCGAACTGAGCACCTCTAGTAAACTGTTGCCACATATCGTTTTGCATTAAAGCATCTACCGTATACATTGCTTTGTCATATTCTTTTCTAGTATATACAAACTCAGCACTTCCAACTTCTTTAACTTTATCTTTATACTTTTTTGTTACAGCTGATTGTACTTCTACTATATGACATAATGTATCTAATTTTTCTGGTTCTAATGCTGCTAAGTGAATTAGCCTGCCTGTTTTAAAAGCTGAATTATCTGATCTATAATTTAAAGCTCTAGCATATGATTTTGGTGAATCGATTAAACTTTTAATCGCAGAACTACTTAAAGCATACTTTCCTAACTCTCCATAATAAAAAGAATCATTATACATTTTTTCTAACAATATCTTTTTATCATAAACTTCGCCGTTTAATAATTGTATCTTTTCATATCTATTCTTTTTAGCGTGAATGCTTTTAACTTCTGGTATTGATATGAAACAAGTATTTCCTGAATTAAAACTTGGGTTAATATTAGTTAACAATGCGTCTATCTCATGTGGTTTTTCAAATACAAAATTATCATCTTTCACTTTTATAGTGACTCCTCCTTCTGCCCAATTTTTAAAATTGATTTTAGGAGTCATAAATGTTATGTTTTTCCAATTTGGTTTCTTAACTACTACTTTCATCTTTTACAAATGTATTATTTATTATTTTACCTTGTCTATTTTTAATTACTTCGTAAGCTGATTCAATACAATCAGGTACTGATAGGTTATAAAACCAACATAAGTTAGTTAATACTACTATCATATCTCCTACAGCGTCTTTAATTTCTGGTATATCTTCTTTAAGTACTGCTTGAGCTAGTTCTCCATGTTCTTCTGCTAATTTTATTAATTGAGTTTTAGCATCTCCTTGATCTAGTATTCCTTTTTGTTGTGCCCAAATAATTATTAGATCATAAATATCTAGTTTGTTAGGTCGCAAATTTTTCTCCAATTTTTAGTGATTTTCTTAGGTTAGACTTTCCACATAATGGCATCAAACGAGTTCTATACGTTGAGCCTTTAGGGATTTTTTTATTTTTATCAAGTAATACATCTGATTTAGCAATATGATCTTGTTGACCATACCAACTACATTTGGATCTATCCTTTTTTACTGGAGTAATTGATCCAATATACCTACTACCTATATAAAAATCTTTAAAGTAACCTATTATTTCAAATTCTAATTTATCTTTTTCCATAGTTAAATATAAACAATTATTGTTCAAATAAATACTTTTTACTTAGTTTTTTTATTATAGTGCATTTCATATATATGTAGATTTTGAGCGTAATGCGTATAAAATCCTTGATCTGACTCTAAATGTTTTGATATTAATTGATGTAATTTCAAAAAACAATATGAATCGTTACAAAACCCAAACCATAAATCATTAGACCTCATTAATACAGTCATGTGTAATTTATCTGAATCGGGTGTGTAATAGAATTGAATGTTTAAGGTGCATGGAGTATCTCTACTATACTCATCATGTTCTTTACCATCATAAATAGTAATCAATGCTCGTCTTGAATATTTATCTCTTTTAAGTTCTTTAATTATATACTCTATTTGATTATTTCTGTTCCACTGATAACCATAATTAGAGTTGACATATCCTCTTTCATCCATGTGATTATACCATATTTTAGCAATTTTAGCTATATCTTTTGCTGATCTATCTTTTGATAAATACCATTGCCACTCTGCTTCTGCGTAATCAATTTTAAAGTTTCTAAAAGGGGTTTTTATTATTTGCTGTTTAGTGTCTATTATCGTAAACATTTGGTTAACCATAAATTTAGTTCCATTAGGACTAGGTTGTTGGGAATCTAATCTACTATATAGGTATTCAAAAGCATCTGTAGTTGTTTGGAATTGCCACATATTATTCAATGTTTTCTTTTTTTACTGGATAAATATAACCATTTTGATCTTTAAACTTATGTATTTTAGTATTATCATTCAAAATAAATTCACCTAAGTATGTTCCTGTTACTTTTGCACCTGCAAAATTAAACGTGCATAATTCTCCTATATTCACTATGTTGTCTTTTTATTAGTTCTTCTGTGTACATTCCACTAAGATCTATAACATCTTGCTTTGACTCGATGTATAATATTTTTTTTAGAACTTCATCTTTTATAAGCTCTTTGTTAGGGTCAAACTCCAAAGGTATAGCAGCCAAACAGTTAGATGCTAAAGTCTCATAGAATCTAAACGTAACCACATTGTCATTATGTTCTTCATCTGAAAGTATTAGACTCACTTTAGCTCTATTTAATACATCTAACAATTCTTTATGCTTTTGTTTTTTTATAAAAGGTATATTAATTTTTTTAGTTTTAAATCCTACTAATAAATTTTCTTGAGATTCTGGCATATATTTAACTAATTGCTTTTCTCTATAACTACCTCTTCTATCTCCATAATACACAACATCATATATTTTAGAATTATATACGTATTGTGGTGATGGGATTTTTTCTTTAAATATTTCTTTAAAATAATCAAAATAAATAAAATCATTATACTTATCGTCATTGTAAAATTTATTTAGATCTTTTCCTGGAAATAAATAAGTAGCGTTATCTAATAATTCTTGGAATTTATCTACTTGATATATATCTAATTTATTAAATCTTTCAAATACTACTTTCGCTGCGTTTATAGGTTTAATTCTAGGATCATTACATAAAATACCAACTTTACCTTTATAATCACATAATTTTATTATCTTCTCAACAGTGTCATTTGATAATATTCCTCCAAAAAAGTTTGGAGTTGATAATGACAGAAAAATCTTATTGAATTTATTTAAATCTGTTTCAAATATATCTAAATATTTTGGTTCATTTTTATTAGTTCTTCCTTTCTTTCCTATATAATACAAATCATATTTTTTAGAAAGATAAGTTGCCTCTAACCCAGAATGGTTATTAGGTACACACTGCAAATTGTTAAATATACTAATCAGTGCTTTCATTCTCATAATTATTTAATGCACCTAAATATGATACTGCATCTAAAAGATTATCTTCTTTATAATTATAAGAGTGTCTAGAGAGTTTTAAAGCCGCTAGACATATATACATATCTTTCGCGGTTATATGTTTACCTGTTGCTCCTCTAACTATCATAGCGGCTCTTTCCATTCCTTCTGAAAATGGTCCATACTCACGTTCTTTTTCTTGTGAGCGTTTATTTACTATTTTATTCGCTTGTTCTAATATGTTCATTGTTTTCTATTTTTAACTAAATTACAAAAAAATTCAATAACTTGTTAATTATTATTCTCTTTTTTTAACGATTCACTAAAGCTATCTAGTATTTCTTTTTCCATATTAGTACTTTTATTTTTAAGTTCAGCGATTTGTTTTTTCATGTCAAATACGTGATTTTGGAGCTTATGTATTCTTAATTGATATTCTTCTAATGCTTTATCAAAATTTCTACGATCCGTTTCTAACTTTGCTACATAAACACCTATTCGTGCTAAACAATCACGACACATTTTAAGGTCTTTATTTTCTGAGTCATTAGACCACTCTAATATTTTTTCTCCTATTTTATTAAAGTTTGTATTATACTCTATTTCCTCTATTAATCTTAACTTATTTGTACTCATTGTATATTGCTTTTAATTTATTGTAAATACCCCCAATAAAACAGGGGCTACAATTTGTCATTTGTTTTTTTTCTTTAAATACTCTATTATAAATTTTTAGTATTCTATCAGGATCTTTGATTTTATTTTTTTCATTATTAAATGTAAATTCTAAAAATTCAAATTCATCTTCTGTTAGTAGCTCAGGCATCTTATAAGGGAAAAGATCATTTAACTTCTTCTTTCTCTTATCACATCCACAATCAACATCCATAGCTTCTGACACTTTGTCTACTACCTTTTTTATTCCTGTTGCTTTAGTTATTTTTTCAATTGTATCACCAAATCCTTTATTTGCTTGTTTCTGTTGATATTGAAAATTAGCTTTAAATTTACTATATTTTGTCATAATCTTTATTTTTATAATCTTCGTAATCTTCTTGTAATTTATCTTTAATTATATTTTTTGCATTTTTTAACGTATTAAATATACTTACCCAACTTATTTTTGTCTCAGCTGCAATTTTTCTGATACTCATATCCGTATTTCTATACAATATAAACAATTTTCTATCATACCAATGCCAGTTATTAATTTCTTCATCAATTTTCATACATATTTTGTTGTATGCTTCTTGTTCTTTTAAATCTGTTTTGTCTTCTAATTGAAGGAAACCATCGTCTATAGACACTTTACTAATTTTACGTTTTTGATTATAATAAGCATAGTATGTACTTCGTAAAGTAAAGTACATGTAACCACGTCTTATGTATCCGTTTTCAATAACCTTTTCTGGTTTAGCATATTTATATAATATTAAATAACTTTGCTGAACTATATCCTCTGCGTAATCATATTCACCAAACCCGTTTACGACTTTAATCCACTCTTGATGTTGTTTAGCTACTAACGCTAACCATTGTGCGCTCTTTCCCATTTCACAGTCAAATTAACAATTCCAATTAACACCTGTATGGTGTATTCATCAAACCCGTCATCATATTGTTCTTTGTGAAAAAGTGCTCCAATCATAAAACCTTTTATTAACGCAATATAAATATCTGCGTTTTTTAATTGTCCTATAATTAATGTGAGTAATGCTGTAATTAGTAATGCTTGTAGTATCAAAACTCTATTATTTTATTTTTTTTCATTAAATCTTTATCCATAAACGTAAAGCCTATGTTGTTTTTTTCCATCTTTAATTTTATTGGATTATCAAATGGTGTACATCTTCCACCTGTCTCCATTTCTTTTATTTTTAAAACACTAATCATTGAGTAAATCCAATCTGTAGGATGTGAAGTGTATCTGTGTATGCAAATCAGATCATCACATCTATTTCCCCATTTTCCTCCTCCTTCAACGCTTGCCATATTAAGTGGCATTGATAATCCTTCGTAGTTATGTCCTTTTGTGTGGGTTCTTCTAATTGCTTCTGTTACTCCATGAGCATTTAAAAAAACAGTAATGTTATTTTTTTTAGCAAACAATCTAAATTCAGAAGCTACTTGATAATCATATTCATGACCTCCTACCTCTTTATATAGTTGTTTGTCTTTTATTAAAGAGTTGTATGGATCTATTAGTATTGCATCATAATTCCACGCATCTTTAATTTCTTTTGCTTCTCCTAGTAATTGTGTATATGTGTAAAGTTCCTCAACGTCTATAATTTTAAAATGTAATGTTGACCAAGCTAAAGCTGTTTTTATTTCCTCGTCATTTGCACGAGTTAAAGGCTTTTGCATTTTGAATTCTATAATTTTTCTTTGTATAGCTTGTGGAGTATTTTCTGAAGACCAAATTAAAAACTTGAGCTTATGTTTAAGAGCCCAAAGAACGAATAAATAAAGTACAACTGTAGTTTTACCAACATTTGCATGACCAATCAACAAGTTAAAATTTCCTTGTTTATACCTTAAATATTCGTCTATCTCTGGAACATCTATTTTTAATCCTTCTTTTATACGACCATGTTTTATATCTAATAGTCTATTATAAAGTATATAAGGATCTAATATCATTTAGAAAGGAAGGTCATTAGAATCAGGTAATTGATCTGAACTTTGTACTGCTTCTGCGCCACTTTGTATTCCATATCCAATAATATTTGAGTACCATTTATTGTTATACTCTCTTGATCTTAAATCGACATTTACGTCAACTATATCTCCG